GGTCGCAACGTTATTAGACGTAAGCCCTGTGACATATCCAGCTTACAAAGATACTCACGGTTTAGTAGCTAGAAATGAAGAGACTGAACCAGAGCTAATAGATAACGCTGTAGAAGAAACTACAAGCGAAGAAAATAAAGAAGTTAAAAAAACAATTAAAAGAAGTAAAAAAATGAACTTGAAAGAGTTAAATGAGCTTCGCGGAAAGTTTTACAATGAGCACGTTTCGATGATTGAAAATGCTGAGAGTGAAGGCCGTGAGCTTACAAATGAAGAGGAAACTAGAGCCGACTACCTAGAAGGGGAAATTGAGCGCCTAGATAACAAGATTAAGCGTAGAAAAGCGCATGAAGACATGATTGCTCGCACTGCTTCAATGAGTGGTGTAGGCATCTCAGAAACTAAGGAAATTGATAAAATTAACAGAAGTTTCTCTATCTCAAGAGCAGTTGAGGCTACTAGCTTTGGTCGTTCTTTAGAAGGTGCTGAGGCTGAATGGTTCCAAGAAGCATCAAAAGAATACAAAGAGCGCGGACTTCAAATGTCTGGACAAATCGGTATTCCTGCATCAGCTATTTACAGAGCAGGAGCTGCTGACGATTTCCAAGCTGGTTCTGGTGATGGTTCTGGATATGTAGCAACACAAGTACCTGGCCTTATTGATGCGCTACGTACTCCAACAATGTTAGAGCGTTTAGGCGTTACTACAATTAACAACGCAACAGGCAACCTAAAGTTCCCAAGAATTTCAGCTAAAGCAGTTGGTACTGAAGAGGGTGAGGTTGACGCTTCAGCTAACTCAGGTATGGAAATGGACGAGTTAACACTTTCTCCAGTTCGTGTAGCAAATAAAACAAAGTATTCAAAGCAGCTTATCCTTCAAGGTGGTGCTGGTATTGATGCAATGATTGCTCGTGAGCTTGCAGCAGGTATTAACGAAACTATTGACAAGGCAGGATTTGCTAAAGCAGTAGCTGGAGCAGGTTCTTCATCTGATAAGGACGGCGCTATTGCAGCATCAGACGTTTTTGCAGCAGAGAAGGCAGTACTCGCAGCAGGCGGTGATTTATCACGTTGTGCTTTTGTTGGTTCTCCGACAGCTATGCAGATTCTAAAGGGTGAGGCAGCAATTGCATCAATTAAGGCTCTTATGAATGATGGTAAATTAGACGCATTTACTACAATGTTTACGCCTAACCTAGTAGATAGTTCAGCAGACAAGGGAGACCTTCTTTTCGGAGATTTCCAGAAAGCTATTGTACTAGCTTACTTCGGTGGTGTTGATATTCTTGTAGACCCTTACAGCGATGCAGGAACAGCACAGATTGCACTACACGTAAACAAGTTCTACGATTGTGAAGTTCAACGCGCTGGCGCACTAGCTAGAGTATTTGACTTTACTTAATCGATAGCTTAAATAAATAACAAAGGGGCGAGTAATTGCGCTCGCCCTTTTTTTATCTTACAGATATGAAATTAGAAATAACTACACAGCCAACAGGTACTGACATACTTCCGTTATCTACAGCAAAGGAATTTTTGCGCGTAGACCACAGCGATGAAGACACAACTATTACAGCATTAATTAACGCTGCTGTTCAGCATTGTCAGGATTACACAAATAGGCATTTCGTTAGCTCTAATTTTACTCTAAGCCTAGACGATTTTTATAATTGTGAATTTTCGACAGGGCCGATAAACACTATTACAGGTGTAACTTATAAAGACGTAGGTAATGCTACGCAAACTTTAGCGACTTCAAAGTATTGGTACGACACTAAGCGCGAACCAGGTAGAATACATTTTGAAAACGCCCCTGATACTTATGACGATGATTTTAACGTTGTAACTATTTCGGGAACATTGGGCGCTGCTCCAGCTACCCCAGTAGTACACGCTATTAAAATGCTAGTAGCACACTACTACGAAAACAGACGCGCAGTTATTACAGGAACTATTACAGCAGAAATGCCGTTAGGCGTGGCAGCATTGTTAAACCCATACCGCATCATTACAACTAAATGAACATAGGCGGACTAGATAGGAGAATAATAATACAAAGCCCATCGCTTTCTACTAACGCATACGGCGAGCGTGAAGAGACGTGGGGGACCTTTGCTACATGCTGGGCGCAAATAGAGCGCAAGCCTGCTGCTGTTGAACAGAATAGTGGTGAGCAAATGGTTAGCGTTAATAAAGTTGTGTTTAACATACGCTACAGCTCTACAACTAAAAACACAAAGTCCGGCTACCGCATTAGCTACGATAGCAAAATCTACAATATTTTAGGCGTTCACGAAGTAGGAAGGCAGGAGCGCATACGTTTAATTACAGAAATAATTGAGTAATGAGCGTAAGACTATCCGGTGCAAATGAATTATTTGCTAAAATTGATAAGATTGCAAAATGGTCAGATACAGGCAGTAAACAACTGCAAGCAATAGGCCACAGAGTAGGCGATGTATATGCTAACTACTTAAGGGCTAACGTTAAGGATTATGATAAAACAATAATCTTTAGAGGTAGTAAAATTAAACCAGGTCAGCTAAGGCGTTCTTCTGGCACGTGGTTACCCGACAAAAATAAAAACAATGTTATGGGTGGGCCTAGAACTAACGCTATAGGCAGACGTAAAACAAGAAAAAACGCCGACGGCTTTTATGCTCATATTGTAGAAAAGGGAGATTTTGGGCCTAGGTTTGGCGGTAAGCACAGAACACAAAACACAGGTGTGTTTAGCAGAGGTTTAAAAGCTACAAAATCACGAAGCGAAAAGCTGCAACTAATGTTATTAAAACAAGAATTTAAAAGATTTGTAAAAGCAGCATGATAGTAGGAAAGGCGATATATAATATTTTAAGCAATACGACAGCGGTAACTGATATTGTAACAACAAAGATTTACCCTGAGATTGCACCACAAAACGAAACGCAGCCTTATATTGTTTACTCAGTTGTCAGCAATAGTCCGTCAGATACAAAAGACGACAACGGCAATATTGATGAGGCGCAGATAGAGGTATATTGTTTTAACACTAAGTACAGTCTAGCAATAGACTTAGGCGTAGCGGTTAGAACAGCATTAGAGAGGAAGAACGGAACATTTGGAGGAGTAAAAATACAGAGCATTAACTACACTAACGAGCAAATGGATGTTAACCCAGAGCGCTCGATATGGGTAGCTATTCAGGATTATACAATAAGAATAAATAATAGTTAAATGGATTTTATACTACAAAACTGGGAGCCGATTTTACTCGCTCTGCTGGTAGCTGCTAGGGCTATCTTCTCATTAATGCCAAGCGATGCGCCTGCTGTTAAGGTGTTTGGTTGGATTGATACACTAATTACGACGCTAGTAGGCGGAGATAAAAGAAAAAAGAAAAATAAATAATTTAAAAAATGGCACAAACAACAGGAATAATTAATGGTTCAGACTTAAGAATCATGGTTGCTGCTGAGGGCGGAACAGAGTTAATTGTAGACAACTTAACAGACTGCTCTATTTCAGTAACTAACGAGATGAAGGACAGCACAGTAAAAGCTAACGCTGGGTACAGGGCTTTACTTCCGGGCATGACTTCAGCAACAATGAGCTTTACAGCTTTATATGCTACAGACTCAGCATCAGGAACAGGCTTTGAGGCTCTTAATGGTTTTTTAATCAACAAGACAAAATGTGATTTTAGATTTACACACGTAGTAGGTCAAGCATCAACAGAAAATGACGGAGATTTCCGTTACCAGGTTAAGGGATATATTGAGAGCTTAGAGCTTTCAGGTGGTACTGAAGACAACGCTACTTACACGTGTTCAATCCAGATTGTTGAATCAATTGTGAGAGAAGTAATACCATCTTAAACTTATGGATATAATCATTGCAGGCGTAACGTACCCTATGCGAGCAAGTATGAGAGCTTGGAGAAAGTTTGAAAAGAACACAGGCGTTAAGGTTACTGAGGTAGATACTTCAGACATTACTTTAATCCCTGAGCTTATTTTCTACTTTGTCGAAGAAGGATGTGAGCATAATGGTATGAGGTTTACAATGGATGTTGACAAGTGGCTGAGTAAAATAGAGGTAAGTGATTTGCCTTTATTAGTTGAGGCCATGACTGAGGTGATGGGAGGTAAACAAGACAAGAAAAAAAAAGCGAAGAAAGGCAAGAGCCTTTGACGTGGAGTAGGGTAGAGGAGCTGGGGCTAGGTCTATTAGGTCTAACCCCGGACTCTCTCTACTTATTAACGTTTAAGGAATTTGGCAACGCGGTTAAGGGTAAGCGAGAAGTCATTGAAATGGCAGAGCGTTCTAGTTGGGAGCGCGTAAGATGGCAAACGGCAAACCTTTTAAACGTACATACAAAGAAAGGCACTAGCATCAAGCCAAAAGATTTAGCTGTCTTTCCTTGGGAAGAAAACGAGCAAAGCA